CTAGTCTTTTGTCTCTGAATTTCCTCTATTTTTTATAAATGCCACTAATTCTTGAACCATAGGGTTCATTACGGCAACGAGTTGTACAAGTCTTGCGGTGAAGAACATGAGAGATAAGTCAATAATTGAGCCTATGTTTTCATCGTATTTGCCTTCACCAATTAGCACAAACCCAATAAATAGTAACCAAAAGATACCAATTGTGGTTAAATCAATTACTATTCTTCGTCTAAGTGGAGGATTCATATTTTCTCTATCTTTCACATAGGTAACAACTAGGATTGCTAAAATCAAGACTGAGATGAATATCAGTTTTGTAATCATATAGGGGAATCTTTCTAATTTGTAGGGAAAGGGTCATTCGTTATCCATGTCCCAAAAGCTTGCGCTGTTCTTACACCACTGTGAGAGTTATTAGTAATATAAGTATTTCCATTACTATCAATCCTTGCTATAGCCCACGGCATGAATCCACTTGAATTTGTTAAAGCAACATCAACATAAGTACGTTCAATTGGTCTAAAACCTAAAGGCATCACTGCATCTGCTGTTTGTTCGTGAGCGTTTGAGCCGTTTACTGCATTTCGGTTTATAATCCATTCAACAACATTGCCAGTTCTGCGCAACGTTCCTGTAAGACCATAAGCCCATATAAATTGCGTTGAAATTGTTGAAACCTCAAGAGAACCTTTAACAGTCAAATTATCTACTGTACGAGTAGAAAGTACCTTAGTTGAGCTTGTAATCGCAACACTAGAGGTAGTAACAATATCAATTAGATGCTTCAAAACACCACTACCGCTATTAATATCTTTTGAATTTGAGTTATTTGCTGTTTCAACAGAAAGTGTTACTGGTGCATTAACGTTACTTGGGTCTATATTTGCATGTATATAGTTTACTGAATTTGCACTCAAACTAACTGGTTCATTATTCAATTCAAAATAACGACCACCAAGTAATACACTTGTATCTGCATAGATTTTATTCAAACCTGTCAAAGTTGGTTTTGACCAATGTTTGATAATAAATTGTGAGTAGTCATTTCCTGCTAAAAGCATATATAGCTTTGCATCAGAATTTGCTGTTACTGGAAATTCTGTACCATTTGGACTAAAAAACGTGTAATTTCTAATTGTCATTTTTGTTTTCTCCTTTATATGAGTTTTTGATAACCATAAGTTCTTGCTTAGGTTTTGGAATTTTTTCTGTGTAAGTATCATTAAGAATTGATTCAATACTTGGCTTTAAATACCAAATATCAGTACTGTCATACACAACTTCTGAAATATATGAATTTTCAAGAACTGGAAAATCTGTAATAGATAACTCCAACATTCTAAAACCTTTACCTCCCTCTGGATAGCCACCAATTGATACTGGCTGTCCTACTTTATAAAGTAAAGGTGTATCTACAATGACTGTATTTCTATCATATTTGTAGATAGTGGCTGGTAAAACAATATTATGTTCAAGTCTTAATTCAACTTTTTCAATGAAGTCATTGATAATATATTTGTTTCCTAAAATCGCTTTATAAATCATAATTTTAATCCCTCCACAAATAATAATCTATCAGTAGTTATTCCACCCTCAACCTCTGTGAAACAACGGTCTGCAATGTATCCATGATAGTTTTTGTCCTCATACCAAACTTCAACCAAGTCATTAAGTACTAATTTCATTAATGAATGCTGGTTAAAGTATAAATTTATGACAGTTGAGTCTTTTGTTATCTGAGATTTAATCTCTCCTGCATCTGGCGCTTCATCATAAAATACTGATTTAACAAGTCTTTGTTTTGGTAATTCATGTCCATCTCCACGATAAGATGCCATATCAACGACCTCATTTTTATCATTGATTGTCCATTGTTGACCGTAACTATTATAAGTTCCATCAGCCTTTTTGACATAAGCATTTAGATAGTTATAATTTGAACGTTCGGTAATAACTTCATGTTCAATAGCAACATTTTGTTTGAAGTCAATTCTAATTGATTTTTCAACTCTATCCCACTCTCGACCACACAAAGCAAGAAATATATTGTTATCAACTGCTTCTAAAGTTCCGTCAGGTCTTGGAATCATCATACCTTGATAATAAACACTAGGCTGTATTCTAAGAACCCTGAATAAATCTTTAGCTATATTTGTCATTGTATCTGTCTCAGATTTTCTGTTCCATTTAATAACATTAGAATTTATTTTATCTGGGTTTGTAGTATAACCATGAGCAACTAAACTTGTTACCGCTGGACTCATCATATTAACAATAAGTTGCTGATTAGTTTGTTTTAAAGCTGTGGTAGGAATTTCCAGCCCTTCAATCATAGCCCAAACATAGTTCTGTAAGACAACTTTATTTGATTCATCTTTACTTGTTATAAGATAAAACATTGAAAGTTTTTTATTAAAGACTTGTGTTGAACTATAAGGTACTAAAAATTCTTCTGGATGCAATATTTCAATTACATCACCAACCTCTACATCAGTTGAAACTGTTCCTGAACTAGTGTATTTGTATCCAGTTTGCCATAATTCATAATTCATAATAACCCCACGAGCTTTAGGGGTAGGAAGTTTTGGAGCATTACTTGCTTCTGCGTGAGTTGCGAAAGAATAAATATTAGGGTTAAAATTATCATATAAGTTATATTCAAGCATTAGACAAATTCCACCTTTCTTTTAACATTCATTTCTACTACATCAACATTTACAAGTTCCATTGTTCCTTTTTGAATAAACCGTGTTCTAAATCTTTGATAATTCAAAGCTGAAAACATGTTAATTGTACTTGTACCAATTTGAGCTTGATAATACTCATCATTAACATCTGTGTTAAATTGAATCGAGTCTGGTTTGGTTGTATTACCAAAGATGAGGGCTGTGTATTCATTAAATTGTTCATCTAAGAACCTTACACCGTAGTCACTCATATTTTCCACATTTTGGCTTGGTGTCATACGAGCTGTGAAGCTAAAAATACCATCATCAATTTTCCATTTAGAGAAACGTTCAATATTATCTTCACCAAAATAAGTGTAATCATATTTATAGCTTCCATAGTTTCTATAATCATTTGGAGTGACTTCGCTTTCACTTGGCATCCAAGGAGTACTAATCCCTCCCCACTCTGCTTTATATCCTGCAAAAGTAAAGTCAGCAGATGCTGTAGGGTTCTGCGTATAAATATAGAACCAAATATACTTAGCTGTTGAAGGCAAGTTAAACGTATCTTTATATAAAGAAAAGTCGGAATTAGCTGGAATAGTTAAAATAGTATTGCTATATTTGGCAGACGAGCCGTTGGCGTTTTCTGAGTAACCAATAGTCAAAGTTATACCTAAGCTTGTTGTAGCGTTATTTTTAATATAAGCTGACCTACTTACTTGTGTGTTATTACCTACCTCTGTATAAGGACTAACTGAATATGACGGACTTCTCCAACCAGCTTGTCCAGATGTTGTTTGAGTAACATGTACACCATTAACGATACCTTTTGAAGTAGGAATATTTACAGCTTCGTAAGTTATAGTATCAGTTGCTGAACCAGTTGAACCCCACAAAAGTTTATTGTTTTCATCAACAAGCATTTTAGTATGTTGTTCTAAATTCAAATTAGGATAAATAGTCGTTTCTTTATTTCCATAAATCTTAGTATTACCACCAATTTCACCATTTTGAACCTTGGAAAATTTCAATTGTTCATAAACATACCACATATTTACTGGTATAAATGAAATTGTTTCTGAGAACTGTCCATCAAATCCATAACCCTCTGTTTTAGTGATTTTAGAAAGTTGAACATCTGCATAGAAAGTACCAATTTCATTGGTATATTCTAAAGTGATATATTTTTGTTTGATAATACTATTGATAAACTCATTAAAAATTCTGTAGTTTTCTTCTAAGCTACTTCCGAAAGTCTCAAACTTAAAATCAATATCAGGATGGGAAATATTGTTATTTCCCATAACCCCAATACCTTGACTTTGCCAAATATTTGTACTATTGATAATTCCTAGGTCACTAGGCCGGTAAAACCTAATAAGACCATTAGTCATATCATATATTTTATTTTCAGCCCCATCTAGGTCTGTATGTATTCTATATTGTCTTACCATTTCCTATGCCCTTCCTAGGTCAAATTCACGCTTGATAGCACGTGCTAAAGCGGTTGTATCTTGGCTACCTGCTTGAATATTGAATGTATTTTGATAGTTTGCTGTTGAACTACTTGCACTATTTTGAACAAGGCCTCTTGATTTAAGGTCTGCAAACTCTCTTGCAACAGTAACTGTTGAACCTTTAAACAATCCCTTAACTTTGCCAGTAATACCATTTATGGTATCTGTGATTCCTTTGATAGTCCCTGAGATTCCACCAAGAACACTATCTACTGTATTTTTAACACCATTAAAGATTCCTGAGAAGAATGAACCAATACCGCTGAATACTCCTGTAATTGCGTTATATCCAGATTGAGCTATACTTCCAAAAGCATTAAATACTCCACTGATAGTTCCTTTAATTCCGTTAAAGATTCCACCAAACCAACCAGCAACTCCGCTGAATACTCCTCTGATAGCACCCCAAGCACCGCTTGCAAATGAACCAAAAGCACTAAATACTCCTGATACTACACCTCTCACTGAGTTAAAGATTCCTGAGAAGAATCCAGCAACAACACTAAATACTGAAACAATGACTGACCAAGCACTTCTTGCGAAGTTACCAATTGCTGTAAACACGATATTAACAACGTTTGATACTGCGTTCCAAATTGGTGAGAAGAATCCTACGAGACCAGACCAAATTGCTTGAATACCTTGCCATGCACCACGTGCAAGAGCTTTGATTAATTCCCAACCAAGTTGAAAGACTGCTATAACTAAATCAAAGATTGCACCAATCACACTTCCAAGAGGTGAGAAGAATGAAACAATTGCATTGAATGCTGTCAGTGCAAAATTACCTATTGCTGTAAACACTGTACTAACAACTGTTACAATTGCATTGAAGATTCCTGAGTAGAACTCAATAAGTGTTGAGAAGTAGGCTTTTATGCCATCCCAAATAGTTGTAACAACAGTCAGCATTCCTTGCCAAACTGAGCTAAAGAAAGATAAAATACCTGTCCATAGTTCACCAAACCAAGTTCCCAAACCAGCAAAGAAGTCTTTAATTCCTCCCCAAATTGATTGAGCATAACTTGATATTGTTGACCAGTTTTGCCAAATTAAGACACCAATCGCAATAAAAGCGCCAATTGCCAAGATAACTAAACCAATTGGACTTGTTAGGAAAGCAAACGCTGTTGCAACAGCCATGACAGCTTTTTGAATGGTTAATATTATTGCCACAACTGCTATAAATCCAGCAATTGCAATAAGTATTTTGCTTATCCAATCCCAATTCTCTTTTAAATAAGTGACAATATTACCCAAAGCACTTGCGATACTAGGTATACTATCAGCAATTGAATTAACAATATCAGTAACTACTGGTGTAATTGCATCAAGTGCTGGTAGTAAAGCAAGAGAAATTGTCTCATCTAAACTTGCAAAGGAATCATCAATTGTTTCAACTCCTCCACCTCCTGCTTTACCAAGCTTTTGCATAGCACTATCAAGCATTCCAACAGAAATAGCACCTGCTTCACTAGCACCTGCAAAAGAACCGTATTGTTTAAGAGCTGGGTTCATTTCCATAACTGTTTTCTTTAGTGCTGAACCAAGGGCGGTGTTGTTATCTGTTAATTGGTTAATATTTTCAGCCGTTACTTTACCACTTGCGGACATTTGCCCATAGGCTTGAACTACTCCTTGTAATTGTTCACCAGAACCACCAAAGGCTTGGTTGGCTTTAATAATATTCTCAACTTTATCACCTGCTGTCTGAGCATTGTCGCCAAGTCCAATAAATGTACTTGCTAGTTTTAAAGCATCTTCTGTATTGGCATTTGTATCTTTGGCAACTTGCCCCATCCGTTTACTAAGTGATTCAAAATCACCACCAACACCAGAGAAATCCATTGTGTTCTTTAAAGCAATGGTTGCTTTTTGAGTGGCTTTTGTATCGTTTATCCAGTCACCCATTTTATTACCAAGAGCATTAGTAATATTTGCACCAATTTCACGAAAAGCACCAATAGCAATTTCTTTCATGCCACTAAAGCCTTTTTTGACTCTTGAAAGCTTACTTTCAGCATCATCAGTCTTTAAATCAACTTTGAAATTACCACTTGAGATAGATGAATCTAATTGCTTTATATCTCTTTCAAGATAATTTGCTTTTAACTCAGAATCTTGAATTGCTTTAGAGAGTTGAATGAATTTCTTTTGACCATCTGGTGTAGAACTATCAAGCCCTGCAAGTTCTTTTTTAAGAGCAGTAGCTTTATTTTTAGTTTGTTCTAATTGTTGTTTATAGTTGTCTTGTAACTTTGTCATAGCAGTTACATTTGTTGGGTCAAACCTTAATTCTTTTCTTAGTTGATTGGCTTCACCCTTCAAACTAGACATTGCGCTATTTATGCCTTTTAAGGAGTTCTCGAACTGGACGGTATTACCGTAAATCTCTACTTCAAACTTTGCATTTCCAGCCATATTTTACGTCCTCCGTTTCTTAGATTTTCTTTTCTTCTCTTCTGCTTCCCTCTTTTCTGAAACACTATTTATAATGTCAACCACTAATTCAATTTCAAAATCAAAAAACTGTTGAATATTCATATCTGAATTAACAAGTGAAACTACAAGATTCATAGTCTTATTTTCTTGTTCTTGTTTCTTTTGTTTAAACCTGCTAGGTCTCTCAAAAACTACTTCTTTTTCATCCTCTTGCTTTGGCTTTGGAATATTTGCAAGATATAAACCTGTTAAATACTCCTTTGTAGGCATTTCTGTTTCTTCATTTACTTCATGAGAATCTGCCCATAACACCAAAAGATTTTCATAGAGCTTTTCCATGACATCCGTAAAATCATCATAGACATAATCAAATTCAAGAGCAGTTATATATTTAGATTGAATCTCTAAATCAGTTAAAATATCAGAACCTGTCAGTTCGTAGTATCTTATTGCATCTTTTAATTTCATAAAATCACCCCTTTCTTTTAAAATAAAACAAAAGAAAAAGCGATACTAAACAGTACCGCCATTCCCTCTTATTAGCCGAAAGTGGCTTTGAATTTATCCATCAATGATTTAATTGTTTCTTCACCAGTATCAAATTCACCAGTTTTCATGAAATCACTAAACTCTTGTTTAGCTTTAGTTAAATCAGGATTGTAAAAAGCAAGGTACAAACCATATTGAACAAATTCCACATTTTCCGTAGTATCGTTTGATTCATCATCTTTCATTGTTTTTTCAAGTTCTTTGCTTGCTTTAAATATATCTTTATTTGTAATCATTTTGAATTTACGTGCTGTAGATAATTGTTTCATAGGGCTTATACCTCTTTCTCTTTATTCTTTAGTTATTATTTACCAGTTGTTGTTGAACCGTCAGGAATCACAGTATCTGGGAACATAATGAAAAGTTCTTGTTCCATCATTTTTTCAAATTCCTCAGCTTGTTTTCCCCATACTTCATAGGTCATTTGAGCTGGTGTATTACCTTGTGATTTGTAGTTTGGTGTTGCTGTTGCTTGCAATGGAATTGTATATTGAATTGGGTCAACACCGTCTGAGCTATCTGTCTCGCTTTCGAATGTCCCCTCACCAGTTGCTTTCAATGCTGGATAAACAACAATTTTATAGCCATTGATTACTTGACCGTCTGCTGTGTGTTTTTGAGCTTGATTCACATATTGAGCAATATGTTCAGTATAAACGCCAGTTGGTACCCAACCAAGACCATTCTCAGATTTAACTTGTCCAAGCAAAGTTTCACCGACTGGTTCATCAATTTGCATAAATACCATTTCACCTTTTAAAAGTGTTGCACCTTTTTTAGAGCCGTGGTTAGGTTTGTTGTCTGCTGGGAAGTTGGAAACTTCCGCTTCATCTTCCATTGAACTTACTGACACCATACCGGTTGCAAGTTGGATATTTTTAGCAGTAGCTTTTCCAGCAGTTACATCAATCTTACCGATGAGCAATCCTTCGTCTCCCCAGAAGATTTTACGGTCTGAATAGTTTAAATTTAAAGCCATGTGTTATGCCTTCTTTCTATAATCTTGTAGATTCTGTATATGCCTTAGCATTTTTCAGAATTTGTTTAATTGCATTTTCTCCTCGTTTTTCAACAAGGAAATACATACCATGATATGAGCCATCTGAATAATTAGCACGTGTACCATCACTAACAGTATATTTACCATTCTCTCTAGCCATACTAATATTTCTAGCGAGTTGTCCAGTATTCTTATATCGGTATCTTTTACCAGAACGACTTCTGATAATCTTAGCCCTAGAGCTTGCTTTAATAGCTTCTGCTTTTACCTGAGTACTAATGTAATCAGCAGTCTTTTTAGTTATCTCATCTTCAAATTGTTTTGCAATTGCTTTGATGTCTAATTCTACTCCCATGCTTGCCCCTTTGAACCTACTGGAATGTAAACATTTCCAGAGTAGTTATATAAGTGGCTAGTATCAGAGAAACCAATCATCTCCAAACCAGAATCGAGTAGTTCAGCAAGTTGAGCAACAAGTCTGCTGTCAACATTTTCAACACTTGCAACAACGTTATAGGTATAACCAACAACAAACTTAAAGTTATCAGCACCAACAACTTTGGAACTAGCAATTTGAATGTATAGCGTATTTTTATCTAGTGTGTCTTTAACACCAAGAATCACATCATTGAAACCAATCTTATCGACTGCTTCCTTCCATTCCATATACGAATTAAATGCCATTTGCGACCTCACCTTCTAAAATAATCTTGTTATTTTTAGGGTCTCGTTCCCAAATAGTTCTCTTGAATCGAGTACCATTTTCATCATTGAAATAGTCGAAAGTTTTAAACTCATACTCACCAATGTTAGTTAAAGAATATCTCACGACTTTCTTTAAACCTTGCATTGAGAAAGAGTCCAATCTATTCTGAACAATCTTTTCTTTTTTGGCTGGCAATGTTACAGGGTTTATAACATTTGTTTCCGCACCATTTGGTTTCTTTTTCTTTTCACTTATTTCGAGCGTTACCTGAGAAAATATCATTTGACACCTCCATAAGTAAGCAATTCAATCATTTCTCTCATTCGGTCAGTTTCCATTTTTACAAATACAGAAGTTGGTTCTGATACTAATTGGAAACGGCAAAATGTAGAGAGATATTGTTTGACAATTGGATTGTCTTCATTTGTAGATACACCAGCAATAGCTAGTCGAGTTAAAGCAATTTCTTTATTTAATTTGATAGTTTCATCATACAAAGTAACATTCAAAGGAATGCCACAGTAAATTTTGATATAATCGTCTTTCATGTGAGACTCCTTTCAGTTACAATAGGGCAAACAAATCTGCCTTAGTCATTGATGATTTATATTCAATTCCTTTAGCATCAAGATTTGCCATGATTTCTTTTTTGGTATTGTTTTCCAATGCTAAGCTTTCAGCTTCATCATTAAAGCCCCTTAAGAGGGGATTATTGGGGTGTAACTGTGATGAATGAAGCACCTTTGATTTTGTTCATTTTACCAGCTGAGAGTGATTCCATAAGGATAACGTTTCCATTAGTTTTCCATTCGAAAGCATCAACTTTAGTAAGGTCTTTCATGTCAATTTTGTAAGATTGGTCAACGATAACGATAGGTTTGATAGCTTTAGAACCTGTATAGACGATAAGTTCATCAACACCAACTTCACTTGCAAGTTCAGCATCGTCATTACGAACACGAGCAGGAGCTACTAAAGCACGAACTTCACCAAGCAAAGCTTTACGTTGTTCAGCAGTTACGATAAGGAATTTACGTCCTTCACGTCCACGAACAAAGTCAGTTGCATCTTCGATACCATCAACAAGAGTTGCAGATTTGATTTCTTTAACTTTTTCAGCATCAGTTTCTTTCATGATAGCCAAGAAACCATCTTCGTTACCAGTACCTTCAATAAGAGCCAAGTCAACAGCTTTGTTTACGATAGCTTGTGTAAGTTCAGCAACTACTACTGCGTAGATTTCTTCAAAGTTTTCAGTAACTTCTTTAGTACGAGTTGAGATTGATTGAGCTTTGTAAATCAATTGTGGAGTGATAGCATCAGTTGTAAGAACAGCATTTTGCAATACTTTTTCAGTTCCTTCAACGTGTACTTTAGCTTCGTCAGTTGATTTCAAACCTTTTTGAACGAGTAATGCACCAACGTGAGTCAATTGGAATACTTTAAATACTGGGTTAGCTTCAACAAGAGCAGTTTCGATTGAGTCAACCAAACGTTTTGGTAAAAGCAATCCTTTGTCTTCTACTTTAAGGTCATTTTCAGCAAGTTTAGCACCCCAAGCATTAACAACAGCTTCTTTATCGCCAGCTGATTTAAGAATGTTGATGAAGTCACGTGATGAGTTTTTAGTTTCGAGATATTTAGTCATAGTAGGTTCTCCTTTGATTTGTGAGTTTTCTTGTAATTTGATTTCAGCTAATTTAAGTGCTTGTGCATTTTCTTTAGCTTCGGCATGTAATTTTTCAGCGTTCTCTACTGAGTTTTCAGCAAGAATTAATTCTGAGAGTTCATTTTTACGAGCTTGTAAATCTTTGATAGATTTTTCAAGTTCAATCTTGTCAAGTTTATTCATAGTAAGATTTAATCTCCTTTAATCTATTTTTAGCTTCGATGAATGCTTTGCGTTCATCTGCAAGTTCATTGTTCATGAGTTTAGCCTCTGGGTCAGCACCAACAGAAACAAGAGATACTTCATTCATGATTGCATGTTTAACAATAATTTCATCTTCTTCACCGAAAGAATATTCAGTAATGTAATATGAAATTGAAACTGAATCATAAACTCCGTTTTCAATAGCTTTGATAATTTCTGGGCGATTGTCGTAAACATTGATATCTGATACATAAGCATCTAGTTCTGCATCATAATTTGTACGAGACTCACCAAGAAAATCATCAGCTGACTTACCGTGGTTAAACAAGAATGGATAAACTTCACGCTTAAATTCAATTACATCACCGTCTAAATACAAATCATTGTTATTTTTCTTGTGAACGTAACTTGCAATAGCACGAATATTTTTATCGCCTGACTCGTTTTCAACGATTTCAACTTTTGCGATATTTTCAACTAATTTCAAGTCTTAGTCCTCCTTTTCATTAAAGGTATTGCCATTTGGGTTATCACCATTTGGCAAGTTATTCAACATCAGGTTCATCTGTAGTTTTAGATTCATCTTTTGTTTCATCTTCTTTTGTAATGAGCAAATCACTATATTTTTCAACTAAACGAGCATTTGCATTTGTAAGGTAAACATCTCCACCTTCACTTGGTTCAAGACCAGCTAAAGCTTTCCATTCATTAACTGAAAGGAACGGTGCTTGTGTATTTTCATGATAGAGTTCAATCAAGTCTTTAAGGCTTGCAAACTTGAACAATTGATTATCAATGATAATACGTTCGTAGTAGCGATTGCCTTGAGTTTTACGTCTACGACTTTGAGAGATAAGTTTGTAACTTAGTTCTTTTTCTAGTTGAGCAAGGATAGGAATGATAGTTGAGTTATAGAAATAAATCTGTTCCTCTTGGCTAGGTTCGCCTGAAAGAATCTTCTCAGACATGAAATATGAACTTAAAAGTTCTTGTTTAATGAGTTTGATTTCTTCATCATTTAATACTGAATAAGAGTTTTTAAATTCAAGAACTTCTGACTTGTCGTCCATTACACCAAGACCGTTATAAGTGGAAACGGATTGCATAGCGTTGATTGTTTTTAAAGCTGTTTGCTTAAATTCATCATTCTCTGCATCAACAATTGCATTGACTTTGAGAACACCACGCATACGACCTTGTTGTAATTTAGTAGCGATACCAGAGAGTGTTGCATCCAAAATACTTGTGTTTTCGTTAATAAAAAAAGGACTAACTAAGTTAATCGTTTCATTAGTGTTTGCTTCATCACCAGATTCAAGTAATTTCAAGTCAACTAAGTTTCCTTGTTTATCATCTACAATTTTGATGTAAACTTTGCGAGTGGTTAACAATTTCTTAGTAACTGCTTGCCAGAACGCTGTAGTATTTTCATAACCTTTAGGTTTCCAGTTTAATAATTCATCAATATCAGAACCATCCATACTAGCTAAGGTGTCAGAACCGCCATCAACTTTCTTATACTTAACGTGTTGAAAGTTTACTTTGGCAATCTCTGTAGCAATCTTTGCTGAGATGTTGTTATAGAAACCACTTGTTGCAGAAACTACTTCATCTCCCCATGCTTGCGCACGTTGTGTTTCTTGATTCAATTTTGAAGTTTGAATCCGTACTGCTTTTCCAAATAAATTAAATTCCAATTTGTTCTCCTATCTAATAAAATAATCTGTCATTGCTTTGCTTATCACGAACAGTTTTTCGCTTGTGACAGTCAAAACACAATAACCATAAGTTGTCAGGGTTGTAAGCGATATTCCAATCTCTTACATTTTCCATGTTTAACTCTGTCTTGTGGTCAACTTCATATTTCTTTGCTGTAAAGTCTCCACAGTTTTGACAGGTCATTCCATCACGTTTACGAATAAAGTCTCTAACTTTTAACCATTTTTTATCAGAATAGAAACCAGAGGTTCTTACAGACTCAGCTTTATAATTCACTACCATCTTCTCACCTCTTAATATTCATCTCTCAGCATTGTTTGAAGTGCCATAACACTTGCTATAACAGGGTCAATCTTCTTACTGTTAGTTGTTTTCTTAAGCATCAAATCATCGCTTGTTCCGACCTTAACAGCTACGTTCATGAATGACCATTCAAGTAATTCTTGATTGTGATGAACATTTCCTTGTTTCATTTGAGATTTAAAGATTTTAATGTAGTCAGACATTGCAAAACCTTGTTTAATTGGTTTTTGTTTATCCCCATCTTTATCGAAGAAGAATTTCTCAATGAGCTTTTCAAGATTCTCATATCTTGCACGGTCATAACCAACCATTCTTAAGATACATCCTGTGTCTTTCTTAAACTTAAGCATATAAGGAATCATATCTTTGGCTTGCATGTAGTTGTTACCTGTATCAAGAATGATAAGAGAACCTTCTTCTTCAAACCTTCGATATAACTCTTGAATGTCATAATCAAGAGACTCAAACTCTTTGAGAGTTGTAAAGTTGATTGTGTGTAAGTAATAATCTTCATCATCACGAGCTAAGAAAGCCATAGATGATAAGTCACCGTGTAAGGCTAAGTCAATACCAACATAAGTTCTCATATTTCTAAAGACATCAAGACTAAATGGTTTTTTCATAGCTTCACCAGCTGTAAAGTATCCATGAACATCATTCATTGCAATTCCCATTGACATTGCCAAGAATTTAACTTGTAGTGCTGGGTCTCCTTTAGAAAGTTCATATTCTTCTTCAACTGACGACCATCTAGGCAAGACACCAATCAATGGTAAAGCCATTCCCCAATTACGCTTATCTTTAACTTGTTGTGTATCTTCAAGTCTGTAAAGTAAGGCAACTGAACGGTCATTTTCAAACTCTTTATCTGATGTGAAGCGTTTCACTAACTTATCATAGAAACCTTTACGTGTTGTACCGCCTGATGTAATATAAATTGACTGCCAATTCTTTTGTTTCATACGAGAACCTTTATTAACAGCTTCTGCGATGTCATCCTTATACACATGAACCTCATCAAAGACATTCAAGCTGGTATCTCCACCCTGCGCCCTGTTCACGTCATTTGTTTGTTTACCAAACTTAGTGTTCATTGATTCAAATTTAAGACCTTGTTTAGTAGAGTTAAACATGTTGAAATCATCCATTTCAGACAATAACATTGATGCTCTACTTTGGTCTCGAACTTGGTCAAAGACATGTTTTGCTTGGTTGTTGTCATAAGCGATTACTTGACTCGTACCACCATATTGACCGCCAAGAATCATCCAGTTAAGAACTCTTGTTGCCATTAGTGTTGATTTACCAGTACCACGACCAACGTTAAGAAAGACTTCATTAACAAGTAATACTTCATCACCCTCTTCATCAATCATGTAATAGCCAAGCATAAGTTCATACCACCAAAGCTGTGGAGGTAACAATTTAATTGGCTTTAACTGACCTGTGGTTAACATGAAGTTCTTTTCAATAAAGTCAATGGCTTGTTCTACTTTTTCAGGACGATAGATATATTTTTTATGAATACGTATTTGTTTTTCAATTTGACGCTTGATATCACGATTCATACGAATATTATTTTCTTTGTTATATTCAAGCATTTCTTTTAAATATTTCATCTATCATCCTTTCTGTCTTATTCTTTGCTATATAAGCCTTTTAACAATTCAAAACCTCTAGTAACTAAAGTATTTTCCAAAATCATTGGTAAGCCATGATAATCAACAAAGATTCTATAGAAATAATCATCTGCCTTACCATTTGTTAGCCATTCATGAACTTCTTCATCTGTGAGATTGTTTTTGATTGCATTTAAAATATATTCATCTACATTCATTCTGTTTCCTCCTCGTCTAGCAAAGCATTTATTTCATCTTCGGTTACTTCTGGTTCATCAGATGAGTAATTTTTAACATCAAACTGAGTAAGACCTTGAATGATATCTTGCACACCTGCTGTAGACTTTTCTTCAAGTTCTAAGCGTTTAAGTGAGACTTTATCGTATATTTCAGGATTGTGAGATTTCAACCAGAACATGATTGCATTGAGTTCAGGGTCAACTTGCTGTCTTTCAACAGAAACAAGAATTTCTTCACCTTCTTCATTAACCTCATAGCGTTCTTTTCGTCTCCAACCACCACGAACTTTCTTATTTAATTTGGTTTCAACCTTACCTAAAGCAATGAGATTTGCATTAATCTTGGCTAGTTCATAGGCTTCCTCATTATCGGCTTTCCACTTATCGAAAGTTTTGTTAGTAACACCAAGTGCTTTATAGATTTTCATATCTGTAGCACCAGATTCTATCTTTTTAATTATTTCTGCTGTCACTTCTTCGCTGTTTAATATGTCTATCTTGCTCATTTAGCACCCTTTCTATAAGTGTCTTAGTATTCTCTTAGATTTACTTGGATTCTCCAAGATTTATTTTGATTTGCTGAGATTTTTGCTGAAAAATTTTGACTCAAAAACTTTGGGGGAGTTTTTCTTTTGACCCCCTCGCGCATAAAGTTACCCCTAAAAATTTCTTTGATGGGGGAGTAGAAAATTTTTAAAAATTTCCAAAAAATATTTTTCATTTTTATAAATTATTTTTTATTTTATTTTTTTTATTATCTTTCCTCTCACACTCTCACATCAAAAGCAAAAGCATTCTCTTAAACAAAATAAAAAAGCAAAAGAGAATCACGAACGAAACATGAAACTCTTTTCACTTTAAAGAGTAGAGAATTTAGAGAAAGAAATTTGATTAACATTTCGTTAACCAATAACTGCAAAGAGAATCGAACTCTTACTTGTGAACCATCAACAGCTACAGAAGGAAAATTGTAGAGAGTAAAAGAATTTCTTTTGGATAATTAAATCCAATAATAATTTATGGAATCGAACCATAACAAAGCTACCAAGCATTACTACAAAAACATTAATAGAGTGAAACATTAATAGCAACCAGTTGGCAAGACATAGTCACTAGGAGTCTGGGATAACTAGGAGGTTGTTATCCCTATGGGTGTCTGAGGAATCGAACCCCCTCATAAGACTAGGGTCTTATAAGTACCGCACACCCTTTAATAAAGTGTAGGCTGTAGTGTCATCTCATTCAACTACAAGTACACCTATAGTGTTTTCATTTAGTAGCACACTACACTTTTAATTTACTTAATCATAATAGAAATCTTCACAAGGCATATTATAAATCCTCATCAATCTTTTTACGAATCAACTTAGCTAAGTCTTCTGGGTTTGAACTGTCAATATTAAAAGTCTTATCAACAATCTGTTTAGTTTGTTTCTTAGCTTTGATTGTTTGGATAACCGAGAATGTAATGACAACCGCAAACATAATCAATAGGAAGATTAAGAATCCTATACCGACATTAATTAGTAGTGTTAACATTAAGCACGTCCTCCTTTAAACTCTTCATTGATTGCTTTAACTAAAGCATTGATTGAAGTATCTTCTTCTTTCTCTGGTTCATTGAAATCAAATTCTACTGTGGTTGATTGGTCTGATGTAATCTTACCATCAACAAATTCTGTATGAGTATCTTGTTCAATTGTAATCTTCATATTCTCTTCTCCTTTTAGTGAACCGATATTTAACTTATCGGTAGCTACACAATATAAATAAATATATGACACTCCTTAACAAAAAGAATATAAAAAAAGAGTTGAACCTAATCAACTCTCTATCTGTTATTCTTCAAGTACTCACTAAACACATCAGCAAATACTTTATCTATTCTTTCTTGAATCCTTTTCATTGTTTGATTAAAGTTAACTTCACTAACTCCTAACTCACTACTAAGCTTGCGCTTATTGAGTTTGACATTACCTTTCTTATCAAACCTGAACCATTCCATATCTTTATTATCACAGTGTCCTTTAACAATCATATAAGATTCAATCAAGAACTGATATTGCTTTCTAGTCAACACACTTTCAAAGTTATCAATCCCTACAAACTTAAACGTTTGTTTAGTCAATAGCTTCCAGCAATCTATATCATCTTTCAATTCAGGTTTGATATAATATCGCTTACCACTTTCTCTTATGAGAATATATCCATCTCTTTCTTTTTGCAATCTGACAAACTCCGTAAGAATTATTCTATTTATATATTTAGCTTTCTCTTTACCAGTCTTTGAATCATCAACTGCATCCAGTCCTTTACTGAGACCAGCCATCAGCAATGGCAACATGTGCTTCTCATATTCAGAATACAAAGCTATGAACTCTTCTGAATCACTCTGCATAAATCTAAACTCATTAATCAGATTCATTAAATCAACAGCAACACCATAACCAAATCTTTCAGTTACTAAACCTATGTTATCAACTATCTCTTGATAGTCTCTCTGTTTCCAAATCCTATCCCAATCAAATTTAAATATCCCAGAATCTTGCATTGTCCAAAGCATATCCAAGAAATCATTGTAATCTTCATTCAACTCTTGTTTCTCATAAGTCATGATGGCTTGATTCTTTTTATAAACACTATTCAACATCATCGCTTTTATTCTATAGGCTACGAACATTAACCAATCTGTATCTTCTCTAGCCCCAGTCTTTAACCAACTCAAATCTTCTGTCATGTATTCTTCTACTTTATTTAATGCTGATAATTTATTCATTCTTTTTCCTCTCCTATTATTTAATTATGCTTGTTATATCATAAATCCCTATTTTCTTAACTATTACTTAAAATTAGATTAATTTCTTATCTTCTGATACAATATTTTTAATAGGAGTAAATTTATGAAAAAAATCAAAATTGTTGGAACCTTAATATTGTTATCAACTCTAGTATTATTTACTGGATGTGAAAATAAAAAAACTGACTCAACATCTAATAGTAAATCAAAGGTAAGTGAAACTAAGAAAATTGAGCGAAACGAAACTATTTCTCAGCACTTTACTGATGATTTAAAAGATGAAATCTGGTTTGAAGTTACACCTGTAGCTGATGATATGATTAGTGATGAAGCACATATTACTGCTGTAATTGCAACAAACCAATCACAATTAGATTCTAAAATAAGTAATGCATTCACTTATCAAAATATGGATAAAGGTTATTTTTTTGCTAAAATTAGCCCTTCATCACTTTATTTAGATTCAAAATATCCTACGTTCAACCAAATCTTGCAACTATACCTTGATAGAACCTTGCAGTCAAATTTATATGAAGCATATATGAATGTAAACACGAGTCTTAAAGATAAAGCAAAAGTAGGTCTTGGTGAAGGTTCTTCTGGCTTTTTTGGGGGTGTTTACACCTATAAACCAACTTTTTCTCAAAATTTAAAAGATGGAAAATTAAGTTATCAATCTATTAACTTTTCAGGAAATATTAAATTTAAAGGAGAAGATTTTTATGAATCTCCTCAATATTATTCCTTTAATGCATATGCAGATACCCAAATTCCTTTAAAAAGTGATAATAAAATTATTGGTTATGCTAATGGTTTTATTGGTTCTAATGATGGTAATAAAATAATTTACCTTATTAATATTTCTAACACTAAAAATAAAATTGAACTAGACCCTCTTTATTCAAACAAAGACATCAAAACATTTACAACAAATAGCTAATTAATAGAGAAATAATCCTATTTAAAAGGTTATTTCTTTTTTGTTTTTTCTCTCAATAAAATCAAGTCTTTTTTCAACCTTATCAGCTTTTGCTTCAATAACATCAATTTTTACTTGTAATTCTTTAAGTTTCTTATTCATAATATTATCTCCTATTTAATTAAAATTCTGCACCGACCAACAAATCAAACATTTCATTATCAATTTTGAACCATTCTAAATTCTTATACTTAGCACTTTTACCACTTGCACAAGCACTAATATTACTATGCCCAAATCCTGTCAGACGTTCAGCACTCCGAATTGATGAGTGAATTTCTACGATATTTCCAAATTCATCTACTCCAATAACTGCCATACTTTGTTTATTTGCTGAACGAATGTTCTTAGTACCATGATTAGAGTTTTCTTCATGAGTGTTCCATTCCAAATTTTCAACTGAATTATTAACTTTATCTTCATCAATGTGGTTAACTTCTGGCTTGTTTTGAGGATTTTCAATGAATGCCTGTGCAACAAGTCTATGAACAAGTTTAGAATATTGAACTCCTTTATTACTCAAAACAAGTTCCTCATAACCAAGTTCAACAGAACCATCTTTCTTGATAATTTTCTTTCTTTTAGGTTTCATGATTCTTTCAGTCTTACCTTTTAAAGATTTAACTAAACCAGTATTACTGACCATATATTGTTCAAAACCTTCAATATCTCTCCATTCGATTTCTGTAGTTGTATTTGCCATTTTGTATTCTCCTAATTTCTATCTTCTATTAAATTTTGTCTGTTACTTTGATACATTTCAAATCTTGTAATATATTGCTTGGTGTGAAGTAAGTTTCACTATCTGAATAAACCATTTTGTGATTTACATAGTCATAAAGTTCGTCTGCGGTAATAACACGTTCTTCACCGTCAACATAATATTCTGTGATTGTTTTGAAAAAGTATTTAGATGTGAACTTTGTTTTGTGGGCTGATTCTTTATCTTTACGAATAGCTTCATTTAAGTCATCACCAAATTTATTTTTCCATGCTTTATTTTGTAATTTCTTATTGCCATAATCTCTAACAAAAGAGTTATCTGAATCTTGAACTACTTTCCACATTGCCAAAGACATTGGTTTGTTGATGTCTTGAATTTCCATTGCTTGTTCAACACTTGTAATTCTTTTATCACTTGCCATTTTCTTAAAGATGTTATCTTCCATTGTATTTCCGAAGAACTTGCCAATTTCATCTTTAAGTCCTTTAGCTTCTTTTTCACTATTTTTCTTAGATTTTTTAACCACAGGTTTCTCAGTTTCTTTTTCTTTTGATTCTGATGATTTATCTTTATATGTAGGTTTTAAAGAAACTTCTTCTTCATCTTCAACTGAATTGAAAGTTAAGTAAGAATTTGTTTCTCTGCGTTTTGTATCTGAATCAAAACCATTTGAAACTTTAACAATAACTTTAGAATCGTTTACAATATCAAATGCTTGTCTCTCTTTACAATTAAGAATCAAAGCCCACTCTGCATAACAGATTCTGTATTGGTGAGTTTTCATTGTTCTGTACTCAGCATAAGCATAAAGAGTGAAATCTTTATCTTCTAACAAGTTATCAATAACACTATAATAAATCTTAGTGAAACCTTTAAATTTGACACCGCTTGATTTCCAATCAACTGATACGACATGTTCTTCATTATTGTCTAAATTATTAATTTCAACCACAAAGACTTTCTTAGTTGATTCAAAGTTGATATATCCTTTTTCTTTGAGACCATTCAAAGAAACTTCAACTCTTTTATTTGAACGAGTTCCCTCAGACCAACCAAGTAATGCCACCAGCATAGGAACTGTTGTCATTGTTGTTCTATTGTCTTTATCAAGATAACCAACCATTTGAGATTGTAATAATTTAACATATACTAATTTTTCATCATTGTTTGTGTCCGCAAACATCTTGTTTGGGATTTGTACAAAATTTTCGTTTTTCATAATCGCTTAACCTAATTCTTTCTATTTTCTATAACCTGTAAGAGCTTTGTCTAACTCTTCTGTTTTAACGTAAACCCAAAATTCTTTCATTGTCTTTGGGTGTAGAGCGCTGAACTCTGAATCAATTCCACATTCAAAGTAAAGATATTGTTTTAATTTTTTGTTGTAGCAGAAAAATAAATTTTCTTTCAAGTTGTTATTCATATTGTTTACCATCCTTTATTTACCTTATTGATATTATTGTTTTTCAAAAAAAACAAAAAAAAAGCCTTAACTTTATTATTTTCCAAAAACTTTCTCTTCCAAGAACGCTACTTGGATGTTCAAATATAATTCATCGACCACAACATCTTTATAATCTTCTTCATATAAGAATGCGATGTGTTTGATTCTGCAACCAACTAAACTTGACTTGCAAGCTTTCTTTACTGAGTCATAAGACACTTTATAGTATTCACTAGCATCCTTAGCTGACTCAAATGTCTTAAAAACTTCTTCACGTGTTGTTCCATAATAATCAATTGTAATAACTTTCTTTTTCATAATGTATTCTCCTTTTGTATTTACCCCTATATACTTATAACCCTTTAGGTTACTTTTAGGGACACTTTCTATTAACCCCTCTACCTTTATAAGGGTTATGAGCGATTTTAAGGACAAAATAAAAAACCCTTATAAGCTCAGTTATATCAAGGTTTTACAGCTTTTCCTATTTCCAACAATATAAACTTAATAATAATGTAATTAAAAAGAAATATATTATTTGATAATTATTTGTCCTCTCATAGTATAAACCATCACGGAAACAAATCAACGTGTTTTTTATAAAATATTTAAAAATAAATTTAAACAAAAACTTCCTCTCATAGTATAGTGGTTTTGAACACTAAATGGACACGTTTTTCTTAAACTTTCTACAAATATAATTGGACACTTATACAACATCTGTCTAAAAACTATTCTCAGCTCACAGATTGTTTTGTGGTCAGCCCACGGCTTAGTTTAATTCCATATGCAATATATGTAAAAAAAATTGACAGATATTGCAACTGGGTAATGCAATAAGTGTCAAAAAAAAATACAAAAATTGCATATGGCTATTGCAATATATGTAAAAAAAATTGACAGATATTGCAAGGTAGAAAGAGAAGAAAAAGAAAGAGAAAAAAATAGAAAGAGAAGAAAGAAAGATTTCTACACCTGCGGTGCTATTTTCGCTAACGCTCGGAAGACCTCTTAGGGCTAAAGCCCTCTTTCGCTATCGCTCAATTCACCCATCCATTACATGGCTAAATTACTATTGTTTTGTCTAAAATAAAAAAGCACCTAGAAATTCTAAATGCTTTTTTATTACAAATAATTATGAAGCCACTCAGGAAGATTAGATGAATCAATTGACCAACTATTTTTTAATTCCTCACTTTCCTCCCAATTATTTTCATTTCCATTAAAAGATTTTTGTCTATGACATTTATACTGTTTGACAGTATCCCCTTCTAATCGGTATTCATTCCAATAATAATTTTGTTTTCCATAACCATTGTATTCTTGTGTTTTGTAAATTGTTGACATAGTTTACCCTCCTCAAAGATATTGTACCACTAATTTGCTTAAAAAAGCATATATGAAACCCTTTTCTTTTTCGTTTTATATATTTCTTTTTCTATCATCCTATAATCATTTTTTAACAAATTAGTTTTTGGATACTTACATTATATGGATAAATTATTGTTTAATTAAAATATGATAAAATAAGACTAAAGTTAAAGGAGATAATTTATGAGTTTTGGTAATGTAAAACAATCATTAAAACAATTGATTGTTTTAGGTAATGGGTTTGATTTAGCTTGTGGCTTAAAATCCACATATTCTGATTTTTTTGATTATATATATGGACAAAAAATAGTAAATGATACTAGTCCCAATAATTTTTGGTATGAAATATTCAAAAATTATAAACAAAACTCTATTGAGAATTGGGCAGATATTGAAGAACAAATACTTGTTCAACTAAAAAATATTGCATCTCTTTATAATAACGGGCTACTAATAGAAGGGAAAGGAAATAGTGAAACTAGCTCTTTGCTTCATAAAGGTTACAACATAAATAATAATCATTATTTAACCGCAGAATCGCTTTTGCTTAACTGTTATAAAGTTAAGAGTGAAAAAGAGTCTCAAAATATTTTAAAAAATCAATTATCTATATTAGAAAAAGACTTTCTAGAATATTTAAAAATACAGATTAATGAAACAATTTATCCTAATCTATTTCACAATTATTATTTAAAGACCTTAATTATGTTATGTTATATACAATGTTTAAACACAAAAAAATATAATAAAAGCAATTTGATTTTTGAAATACAATCAGCAAGCATGTATAGTAGGACTTTACAAAAAGATAAATTTAAAAGTGAAATCAATAATATTCAATCTGAAGTTAATAATAATGAAACTATTTGTTTATCTTTTAATTACACAAAAGTGATGAAAAATCTAAATATCAGAAACATTCATGGTGACCTAGATAATGGAAATATTATTTTTGGAATTGATTATGATAAACTAAACAAAAACTTTGAAATCAATGAGGGCAATTCAAATAATAATAGAACTGGTAATGATGAATATAAGTTTAAAAACGCACCAATCGAGTTTTCTAAATCTTACCGTGTTCTGGAAAATGGTTTGACATCAACTTTCGATATATCATCAGATATTGATATAATCAAAATTTATGGTCATGGTTTGGGTAAAGCAGATTATTCTTATTATCAATCAATTTTTGATTCCGTTGACTTATATCATGGAAAAACTAAAGTTATGTTTTTCTGGTCAGACTATAAAGATAAAGAAAAGGAACAAATACACAAAGATTTTGTTAAAGGTGTTACAAATCTTATTGAAGAATATGGAACAACATTTTCAAATAAAGACCACGGAAGAAATCTATTTACCAAATTGCTGTTAGAGAATAGACTAACTATTGAAGAAATTCCTGTGAACGAATTGTTTTTGAATGTATAATTAAAAATCCTAGATAATACTAGGATTTTTAATTTTCTATCACTCTACCTTCTTATTCAAAAAATGATATAATTATTTTATTGCTGTATGCTTCCAAAACAAAAGGAGGTATATGAATGTATATAAAAAAACTTAAGAATGGAAAATATCAATTCATTCTAAAATATCAAGATAGAGAAGGGAAAACACAAAAAGCTAGTATAACACTTAAAGGGAACACAAAAGCTATTCAAAAACAGGCACTTGAAAAACTTGAAGAAAAAGTCCAATTAAATCTTGATAAAGCTGATATTGTAGTTAAAGATTCTACCTTAAATATAGTATATGAACAATGGCTAGTAACATTAGTAAATCAAGTTCGGAACAATAGCTACACTTCTTATATTTCTGCAATTAAAAGTTTTGTTAAAAAATATAGTAATTGGAATATACGAGATATAAAACCAATTCATATTCAAAATTATTTAGTAACAAATGGCTGGAAAATAAAGACAATAAAACATAAAAAAGTTATTCTTTATTCTCTTTTTGATTATGCTAGAAAGATGACTTATATTGAACTCAACCCTGTGAGTAATGTTGTTTTACCTAAACATAATTCTAGTGTTGAGGACTTTGAAATAAGTGAGAATAAAACTATCACTTATGATGAGCTTAAAATTGTTCTCGAATACTGTCATAAACATAATAAAAATCAAAGACTGACTTTTATTATGGAATTTCTATTTCTTACTGGTTTAAGACTTGAAGAATTAGGAGGGCTACAAAAATCAAGTGTTGATTTTAAAAAGCAAACAATAAAAATCAAACATGTTATTGATACAAAAGCTATTGGTGTTAATTCAAGAAAACTTTATTTACCAAAAACATTTGCAAGCCGTAGAGAAATTTATGTGAATGATAGATGTATTGAGATTTTAAAATGGTTCTTTGATAACTCACTTGATGATGATTTTGTTTTCACTACAATGATTGGTACAACTGTAAAACAAAGTGCTACCTATTTATTTGTCAGAAATGTCTGTGAAGCATCGTTAGGAAAGCAAAAAAATAGAAAATATAATGTTCACATGTTAAGACATGCACACATTTCTTTGCTAGCTGAACTAGATATTCCAATTAAAGCTACTATGAAGCGTGTCGGACATTCACAAGAAAGTACAACTCTTAGAATTTATTCACATGTGTCACAGAAAATGAATGATTCAATTATGAGAAAACTGAATGAAATTTGA